GTGCGCGTTCGCGCGGCGGCGGCAGTTGGCCGTCGCGTCGCGCCCATAGCTCGGTCAGAGCAAGATGGTTGGCGACGCCGGCGTCGATGCAGTGCAGCCCACCGCGCGGCCTGCGCCTCCGCGCCAGTCGGCTTTTCCCGGGGCAGTTCTCGCGCCGGGCGCGGGCCACCTCGGCCAGGGCGTCGTTCCAGCGCCGCGGGTCGCCGCCCCAGCCCGGGTCTGGGCGGCCTTCGGCGGGCACGTGCTGGGTCACGCCGCCGCGGGCGCGGGCTTCGTGTTCCATCAGGGAGCGCACGCTACACCGGCAACGGTGCCCGATGGGCGGGAAGTGGGTCTTCCAGAATGGATCGTCCACCGGCTTGATGACGCCATCGAGCGCCCGGTGACTGGGCCGGGTACGGCTGTCGTTGATGGCGTCGTACATCAGATAGGGGAAATCGTCCTTGGTGGCTTCGAAGGCGCGCCAGTGGCCGGCCATGTAGGCCGTCTGGACGCTGTTGCGGTAGATGGTCTCAAGCTGGTGGCGCGGCAGGGTCCAGGACTGGCCGTCGGCCCACTCCTGGAACTCGCGCCAGGTCCAGCCTTCGGTCTGCTTGCGTGCCAGGGCGTCGGCCACCTGCTGGATCTGGTCGAGCGCGGCCAGTCTGGATACCGTCACGGCCTGGGCGCGCTTCTCCACCGGCAGGCGGTAATAATCCTCGGGCAGCATGACATTGGCAGCGCGCGCCAGGGCCGCCTGCACGTCGATGGGCGCGTCGAAGGGGATGGTCAGCGGCGGGGGCATTCAGCGGCCGTCTTTCGGGTCATCGGTCCATATCCCCGGCAGGTCATTGTCTCCAGGCATGGGACACGCCCATGAGATCGGCGGCGTAGAGGGCGCGCGAAAGCTGTTCCCGGAATTCCCTGGCGTCGGCGTTGTCCAGCACCACGGCAAGACGTGCGCGCAGTTCGTCTTCGTTGCGCGCGCCACGAATGGCCGAACGGATGGCGTCGGCATCGATGGGAGAAGCCAGACGGTCGAGGGTGCGCTTGATCTCGTCTTCGATCGCCTGCTGCTCCGGGGTGAAGCGCGGGCGCGGATCGCCGCCCCCGTCCGGACTGAGGCGCGCGGCGAGCCGGGGCGTGGCCGGCTGGGCTGGGTCGTTCCGGGCCGGCAGTTCGTCCGCCATCAGGAAATCGTCGGGCTCGAAGCCGTATTTTTCCTCCCAGTAGCGGCGAGTGAAGCGAATCTGCCCGGTATCGGTCAGGATCTTGTCGCGCTCGGCGCGCTCGCGTTCGAGGCCCACGCCGTCTTCCATGACGAAGCGGCCCGGCTCCAGGCCGTTGAAGGCCGCCAGCCGGTCGATGATGCGCTGGATGGCGCGCTGGACGTGGCGGATGTCGGCGCGGCGCTTTTCCTGCCGGATCTCGTTGTGGACCTGCCCGAGGGCGCGGTTGCCGCTGCCGCCGTCGGTGCCGGAGGTGAGCGTCTGGCCGAGGATCAGGCGCTGGATGCGGCGGGTGCAGCCGGTTTCGAATTCGGTGAACTTGTTGGCGCTGTTGCCTGGGGTGTCGAGGTTGTGCAGTTCGTCGTCGATGTCCACCACGGCCACGGGGCCGTTGGAGAAGCGCTTGAGCATCTCGAGCACCAGTTCCCTGTCGGACTGGGTCTTGCCGTAGAGCAGCGGCTTGGCGGCGCGCTCGAGGAACTGCGCCCAGAGTTTCCAGCCTTCGACGCGGAAGCGCCAAGCCCAGTAGGCCTTGGCCAGCAGGGCTTCGCCGTGCGGCTTGCGTAGCGATGGGTCGTTGACCACGGCCAGAAACTTGCGCTGGTCGGCTTCTTCCTGGGCGCCGAACGTCCACCAGAGGCGGCCATCCGGCGTGATGCGGAACCATTCGAAGGGGCATTCGATGGCGCCCGCCAGCCCCATGCGTCCGGGATGCGGGTTGGCGGGGTCGTCTGGCGCGCGGTACACCAGTTCGAGCACGTTGTAGCCGTAGAGGATGCTGTTCCAAACCTGCTGCGCCAGTTCCGGCATGTGCGGTTCCAGCACCTCGGTGAAGAACCTGCGCGCGCGGGCGGACGGGTGTTCGATGCGCCAGGGCGTGTTGATGCAGGCCTCCCGGCGGGTATCGATGGCGGCGGCCACCTCGTCGTCGGCCGCCACGCGGCGCAGCTTGACGCGCGAGATGCCGGCGCGCTGGAGGATCTCGTCCGGGTCGCCCAACCAGCCGAAGCGCGCCAGCATGCGCTCGACCGCGATGGAGTTGTTGAACGCGGTGATGTCCTGAATGTCGCGGCTGCTCCTGCTCATGCCGGGCATGGTGGACGACAACGGCCGCCGCGTCGTGTGGAACCGGTTCCACCGTGCCTACATTCGACCCCGAAAAAATTAACATGGTGGTAGTACCCGCCAGCGCGCGGCAGGTCAAATGTCGCTACAAAAACATTGTCCGCCCGATTTATTGAAGCTACAATAAAGACATGGAATACGAGTGGGACGAGAACAAGGCCGCCCGCAATCTTCGCCATCACGGCGTGGCCTTCGAATCGGTCGAGGATTTCGCCTGGGGCGACGCGACGATCATCGAAGACGACCGGAAGGATTATGGCGAGCATCGCTGGGTGGCTTACGGTCCCATCGGTGAGCGGCTGCATTGCCTGGTGTTCACGGTGCGCGGCGAGCGCATCCGGGTCATCAGCTTGCGCAAGGCGAACAGCAGAGAGGTGAAGCGCTATGGCTAGGAAACTCCACATGCCGACCCCGGACGAAGATGCCGAGATCCAGCGCGGCATCGAGGCGGACGACGATACACGCGAGCTGACCGACGAAGAGCTGGCGCGCCTGCGCCCGGCTGCCGAGGTGCTGCCCGAGGTGGTGGCAGCGTACAAGGCGGGCCAGCTCAAGCTGCCGCGCCGGGGCCGTCCGCGCAAGGCGAACCCGAAGGTGCAGGTGTCGATCCGGTACAGCCCGGAGGTGATCGCGCACTTCAAGGCCACGGGCAAAGGCTGGCAGACGCGCATGGACGAGGCGCTGAAGGAGTGGATTGCGGAGCATGGGGCGGATTGAGGTGTCACTCTCCGCCCTTTTGCAGCACGCTCCAGGCGCGGTCGCGGATGATTTCCCCGATCTGTTCGATGGCGTCCCGTGCCGATTCGGGGTCGCGGCGGTAGTAGAGCATGGCCAGGCCGGCGAAGAGACCGCGCAGGGCTTCGGGATCGTCGATTCCCTGTACGATTTGGGCGGCGTTGAGGCCGTTTTCGATGTCTTGATCCGTCAGGCAAAAACCCATGGGAGGCTCCTGTGATGTTGGACGGCATTGCAGCCATCAAGACGCTGGTGGATACCAGTAAGTTCGATCACCCCACCCCCTCGAACAGATCGAGGCCGCGCTCGCGCTCATTGCGGTAGGCCTCCAGGAGCTTGCGCACGCCGCGGTCGCTGTAGTGGACGGTGTAGGCCAGCCGGCGCGCAATCTCGCGGGAGTTGAGCCCTTCCTGGCGCAGACGGTGGGCTTCGCGCCGGTTGCGCTCGATGATGTCCTGGCGGTTCATGGCAATGTAGAGCGATTCGCCGCCGAAGTGCTCGCAGAGGATCTCCGTGGCCTCGGGGCCGATGGCATCGCACAGCGCCTGCCAGGTCTTACCGTGACGCTCGACCGGGATTTTGAGATCGCTGCCGCCGAAGGCTGTAATCAGTCGCGCGGTAGCACGTTCGCCGATGTAGTCGGCCAGGATTTGCAGGGTGACGCATTGCAAGGTCATCTGAACACTCTCTCTCCGGCAACCAAGGGAACTCTCCCCCTGGCTCGCCTTTCCATCCAGGACAACGCCTGAGAGGTGCTGTCCACCTGGTCGTCGTGCTTGCCCCTGGGGAACAAGAAAAGCTCTGACTCGTAGGCCTTGAGCCAGTCTGCGCGCTCGGGAAGGAACACCTGACCGGCCTCGAACAGGCTGGAAACGGCGGACAGGCGCGTGATCTTGTCGGCCTCCGGCTTGCAGGGGATCAGCGGCAGGCGGGTGTTGGATCGCAGGTCCTGCAGCAGGCTTTGCCCGCTGGCCTTGTCCTCGATCAGGATCGCGTGGGGTTTGTGCTTTTCTGCCTGCAGGATGACTTGCCGCTTCAGTGCCGGATACTCCATGCGGCGCACGAAGACGTCCGTCAGGTACCAGCCGTCGGCATACTCGTGCCACGTCGTGCACGCGGAAGGGTCGTTGAGCTGGTCGGCCTTGTAGGCGGTGTCCCAGCTTTGCACGATCCGAATGGGATTCGGCGGCAGGGAAGTGTAACGCCGCAGCCAGGCGCTCTTGATCATGCCGCCCTCACGCGGCGCGGGCTCTTGCAGGTACTGGCCGGCGAACACGTAGGGATTGGCGTCACGCATGCGCAGCAGATCGTCGCGGCTGTGCTTGAACGGCCACAGCGGGCGGTCCTGGTCATCCAGTGCGGGGATCTTCAACAGCTCCCACTGCTCGCCGGTCCCACCATCCAGCAGCCACCCGGCGAGGTCTTCCTGGTGCAGGCGCTGCATGATGACGATGATGGGCGTGTCCTGGCGGTTGAGGCGCGATTCGATGGTGGACTGATACCAGTCGATGACGTTCTGGCGCATGACGTCGCTCTCGGCCTCGGCCGCCTTGTGTGGGTCGTCGATGATGAGCGCTCCGCCAAAGCCGCCCCGCACCTTGCCGGCCCCGTAACCGGTGATGGTGCCCTCGGCGCCGGTGGCATAGACGACGCCGCCGGCGGTGGTGCGCCACTCGTCCTTGGCCTTGCTGTCGTCCTTGAGTTGGACGTCAGGGAATATCTGCTGGTAGATGGGCGACTTCACCAGGGCCCGGCACTTGTAGGCGTTGTTGGCCGCCAGGCGCTTGGAGTAGCTGGCGTGGATGAACTCGCTGTCCGGGTAGTGCCCAATGGCCCAGGCGATGAAGTTGACCACGGCCAGTTCCGTCTTGGAGTAGCGCGGCGGGATGTTGATGATCAGACGACTCGTCCGGCCGAGAAAGACGCGCAGCAGCGCATTGCAGATGGCCCGGTGGTGCCAGTTGACCACGAACGGCGCCCCGGTGTTCATCAGGAACACGGTCTCGGTGAACGCCATCAGCGAGGTGCGTTGTTTATCCCAGTCCGGCATCGGCACGCTTTTCGATCTCTTGCAGAACGGCCTGCTGGTCCCGGGTGAGCTCAAGGCGGTTGGTGACTTCGCGCTTCTCGACAAACATGCCGAGATACCGGCCAAGCAGCTCTAACGCCTTCACCTTGTCGTAGGTCTTCAGCTTGATCGAGCAGCCGCCCTGCGAAATGGTCTCCGACACCTCGGCGACCATGGCCGCCTGATCTTCGCTCAGGCCATCGGATGACTTGAGGACGACGCCATTCGGCCCCCACTCCATCAGCTCGCGCTTGTCCCCAAACGCGATGCGCGCCAGCTCCTTCACCACGCGCTCTGCGGTCACCTCGGCTTTCTTCAGCGCCGGCCTGCGGAGTTCGTCAAGCCTTGACATGATCTTGACATTGCCAAGCAGTTCATGGGCCTTACGGTGCACTGATTCCGGCTTCCAGTTCTTCGCACGCGGATAGGCCCTGCGGTAGGCTTCGGAGGCGTTGCCGCACTCCACGTAGGCCTGGCAGAACTTTTCCTGCTGTTCGGTCAATCCGGCCATGTCACCTCCTCATCCTTCCTCTTCCGGCCCTGCCACCGGCCAATAGCCCTCACAGGTCAGCGGGTCGCCGTCTTTCCAGGTCTCCCACCAGTTGGCCCACGTCTGCCAATAGCCGGGCTCGGTTCCGCTGAGCCGGTTTCGACGGCAGGATTCTTTCCTTG